GATAGGAATTTCTATATCGGGGTTTTCCATCTTAAGCTTAAGCCCCCAGTTCTCCATATCTCGCCGCGTCCAGTTGTCTTCCAACTTCTCTTCCAGCATATCCAACTTATAATTAATGCTAGTAAGCTGAGTACTTATCCACACAACCCCGCTGCATAGCGCAATAACCATTCCTAAAGGCATTAGAGTGTCTTTAGTTAAAAAGCTTTTAGAGGTTGTCATACCCCTCCTCTCCCTCCTTTAAAATAAGTAGCATCATTATGAGTAGAGCCACTACTAAATGTTCCCGCTCCAGACTCGTTGTGGAATCGTGCTATAATATTTTTAGATAAATTACTAGCATTAACCGCATCAACACAAGACTGGATACCTACAGCTTGGATAGTCCCGTCTATCGTACTCCCATTAGGGTCAAAAAGGCGCGTTGCGTACTTCCCTAATCCTGCCGCTGAAGTTCTTAGAAAGATAAGGCTTAATTTATTACCCATTACACCATCATAGGAAGACCCTGGTTTAATAGTAAAGCTTATACAAGCCACAGGTCCTTTCCCAAACACAACAGAAGCTTGACGAGAGCGTGACTGTTTTACACGCTCCCCAACCCCCTCTATGCTTAAGGCTTCCGCACTGAGATTAGATAATTCTACTAAGGCCATTACTTACCACCATAACCACCGCCATCTTTTAAGCGTGTGGAGTGCTTAATTCTACCGTAGTTTACCGCAAATGTCCCATAGTCCCCTAAATCATTTCTGATTACAATACTAGTACACAGCATCCCTGTGGGCAAAGTAAAACTTACTTTATCAGAAGCTCCTCCCACTAAGCCTCCCGTTCCACTTCCAGCGGTATAATCGTTTGTCCACCATGCATTAGAATTGGCACTAACATCTACAGAAGAAGCATAAGTCATGCCTGTGTAGAAATTAGTTAAAGCAGCCCACCCCTCCCCAGCAAACATTCCCGAAGGACAAACTGTAAAGTAAGAGGGTCTAATGGTGTTAGTAATACTACTGACGCTAAAGACCGAAATATAATTACAAGGAACAGGATTACCGTCTGTGCCTGACAAACCTAAGATATACTGGCTCTGATCAGGAATAGATGATACTGTAGTACAAAACGGAAGAAGTGTTTCTCTTTCGCTACTCATTAGTTATCCTCTTCATCTTTACCTAGGTTAAGTCCTAGCATGAGATTCTCAAGATCTTTAATTCCGTCCATTACTTCCTTTTTTGAGAGTTGAAGCTTTTCGGGCTCTTTATCCTCATTAGCTTCTTCCTCATCCTCTTCTTCCTCTTCGCCCTCCTTAGGGGCTTCTTCTTCTTCGTCTTCTTCTTCCGTTGTTTCCTCTTCTTCGTCTTCTTCTGCTTGTTCGTCTTCTACGCCTCCAGGAGCATCAAAGGTATCTTCAGGAGCCCTATCCGAATCTTCTTCATCATCCTCTCCCATCTGCTCCATCACAGCTTGAACCAAGGTATCAATGCTTTGAGTAGTGCTTAAAAGATTATCGAACGCTATCTTCTCGGAAAGAGGCTTCGTTTTTATCACTTGGTTTAACCCAGCCTCTTCAAAGATAATCTGAAGGTAATCATTAACATCAATGCTTTCAACACCGTTCTTAGTTTTCAGAAGCTCAGACACTTCACTAAGAGTCTTTCTTTGCACACTTCCCTTGGGGGACATCTTAGAAAGAGCTTCAAAGATAACAACCTGCGTATTTAAGAGGCTTTTAAAAGATGGGGTATCTTTTAAGTTATTAATATTAATGCCGTACTTCTCGTTTAAGGTATTAGAAAGAATACTCTTAAGTGGCTTCTTCATTTCGAAGATGATAGAAACAAAGTCATGAATAGCATTTTCATTAATTGGCTCTGTTTCAGAAACACCTAAGTTACTTTTGAAAGTTTCAAAAAGCTGCCTCTTAGTAGTGAGAGCAAGATAGGGAATTTCAATAATGCACTCAACCAAGGTAGCAATTACATTATTTCTATCCTTATCAAAAATCAACGAAGAAAGCTTTGAGATTTTTTTGTTGGTAGCCCAGATATCCTCAAAATGCTTCTTTGATTCGTAAATTTCTTTTTTAATAAGCTCTTGTTTACAGATCATTTCATAAATCGTATCTGTAAGACCCGTGTTGGGGTGGTACGAATCTAAGCCCTCTAACTCCTCATAACTCATCTTATCGAAATTAAAAGCTTTCGCTACTGTATCAGAAAGTCTGACACCGTTCTTAATTTCGGGGATGCTTATTATGGTTTCTTTATTCTCTCGAAGGAAAGAAACTAGTTTGGGGGCAATCTCTAAGAAGTTTGAAAATTCCTCAGTACCAATAATGGTATTACGGGAAGAGTTAAAAGTAGACTCTTCCGTAATCTCCTTCCGAAGATCATTGAATTTTATTCGGTTTTCCCAAAGTGATAACACACTTGCAAATGAGCTATCAGCATGAGAATAATTATCCTCATATAAGTTCTCTATAAAAGAGGACACCTTTTGACCGACTACTCCATCAAACTTTTCATCGTTAGAGAATATCTCTCCATCTTCTATTTCAATATTAGAAAGAACAACATCTTCCTCTAAGCTGTAAACTGCTTTTATTACATTACCGTGCTCCGAAAGAAATAATACTTCTCTGGTCATATCATCAATTGACAGAAGCTTAATATTCTCTCTAAGAGACCTTCCTAAGCTTTCTGCTGCCTTGAGTAAGCATGAAACTTTCTTGTGACGATTTTCAAAAATTAGATCAAACATAAATCACCTTATCTTTGTATAGTTATATACTATCTTCAACTCCCTCTTTTTCCGATTGTTTTTTTATTTTTCTTAAAATACGAGTAAATGATGCTACTTGATGGCTTCTAGCCCCTGTTTCCTCTATTAAACGCACCCGAAGTTTATTTAAATGTGTCATTTCTGTAGTAGTGGGGGGAATATTTTCACTAGATTCCTGTCCTCCCGCCTCTGTATTCATGTTAGGATTATTTTGTGCCATCTCCGCTTGGGCCATAGATTCCTTCTCCCTATCATCTGATAGTTCGCTCATCGTCTCCACAATCTCTTCTTCGCTCATATCATAGTATTCTTTATATATCATAGAAAGAGGGAAGAGATCCATGGCTTTTACAGCCTGAACTACTCTAACTTTTTGCTCATCAATATCAAGTTTCCTCTTAGTGAACATATCAGAGGGGTCAGGCAGTTCAATTCGTAGCTCGTTAATAAGAGTTTGAGGGAAATTCTTTAATCTAAGATGCCTTTTGGCAATTTTCTCTAATCCTATTTCTATAGAGTGTTGAATTCTTTGGATAACTCTAGCAAACTTAACATCTAACTGAGATAAGTTAGCCTTTCTCTCAGGAGATTGGTCTTTTTCAACAATATAATCTTTAGGAATTTTAAGAGACGCAAGCAATTTATCCCTAAAGTACTTCACATCATCCACTTCTCCTAAATTCTGAGCACCTGGAAGGGTCTCAATCTTAGTTCCTTGATTACCTTTTACAGGAACAAAGTAATCCTCATCAGCACTTAAAGGATTGTACCTAGCATCTACCGTCCCCTTCTGCGTGTTGTAGAACTTCTCCTTTTTGAATTTTTGCTTTACTCGTTCTATGAACATCTCAGCCTTAGAAGTGGGGAGATTTCCTACATCTACATAAAAAATTCGTCTTTCTGGTGCTCTAGCCAGCCTATAAACCAACATAGCATCTTCCATAAGCTTAAGTGAGCGATAAATTCTTACAGAAAGAGCCGCAATAGATTTCCCATAGGGGTAGAAAGCAGGGTCAGAAGTAAACAATCTGAAATGGACGATTTGGTTTTTATCTAAAGTTATAAATTTAATCCTATCCTGACTTAAAGATGGGGAAGTGCTATAATTTACATCTCCTTTGGGGTCGGGAATCTCTTGCAAAAAGTCGGTAAGGTATCCATACTCATTCTCCACTCTGATAATATAATTAGGGTTAAGAACTTTTACCCTTTGTATACCAAAAGTAGGGTTATTAACATCAAGAATGGTCTCTATAAAGCAGTCGCCATATTTTACTGCGTTCCTACAGATATCCCAATAGAACCTATCTAACTTAAGTTTAGTAAACAGACGATTAATTTCTTCAACGACATTAAGGTTTTCAGATTTTATAGTCCATTTTCGCCCTCTAATGTCTCTCTGTGTACAATCATCAGCGTAAATATCGAAAGTCGCACCAATTTCGGGGTACTCATCCATATCTTCATACTGCTTATATCGTTTTCGTCTATTCTTCTCGACCTCAGGGAAATAAGGCTCACTTTTTAGGACGCTAAATCCCATCCCCTTTGTTTCTGTTTTTACTACATCCGTTTGGATAATAGTATCACCAGCTAAACCTGAATTTTTTTCGTAGTCAGCTACATACGGTTTAGCTTTTGTAGCAAAGAACTTAGCAAAGAATCTCCCTAAGACCCCTGTGGGATAGAAATAGGCATTACCTGTTCTGGTTGCTTCAAATCTTGTCGCCCCCTCTTCATTAAGCTCTTCTAATGTTTCCTCTTTTAGCTCAGAAGCCATTTCATATCCTCCTCTTGAATTCCACCATAACTAGAAACCTTTACTTTTGTTGGCAAGAGAGGCTCTTTCTTTAGAGCAACTACTCTAGAATGTTCAACGGGTGTGTTATCAATCATTTCATTGACACCATATACTGATAATGCTAAACTCATAACTAAATCATCATGCTTGTTTTGTTCTGCTTCTGCTCTACCTCCAGGCTTTATAACAAAAGTAGTAAGTTCTGTTACCGTTCTACCTGAATTTATCCTTATTATATTAGTTCTAATAGCTTCCTCTAAACCTGCCAATACTTGTTCCCTATTCCTAGCAGTTATCTGAAAACCCATATTCCCTGTATCGTCTACCCACACATTTTCGTACTCAAGAGAGGTAAAGAGCCAGTCTATAAGGTTGTTCCCGATTGTATTTCGTTCAATAAGCACTGTTGCTACATTATACCTGTTTCCTTCATCAAAAATAATCTTTGCAAACTCGTTTATAGGGGTTTTTTTCGAATAAAACTCTGCTACCTGCTCACCAGTATAA